TCTAACAGCCCTTGCTTTTTGTAGATATAAACAACACGTTCTACTAGCGGCTGTAAAAACTCTTTCTGCATACGACCAGCTACAGCACCCATGTCTCTAGCTACATCAGCTAGTCTCTCAGATACTTCTGTCGCAGAAAGTGGTGTTCTTGCATTAGGTCTGGTATCTAGCTCATCAATAAACAACGCTTTGCGTACATTTCTACGCATATCATCTAAAACAAGCTGTGCTACGTCAAATCTACCAGCACTCTGTAATGGTGATATTGTTGACCCAGGACTTCTAGGAATAAAAGTTCCGGGTTGTATCGTGATGTTGTCAGGATTAAATACACCATCGTCATCATATATATAACTACCAGCAATAGCCATTTCAGCATTTTCTAAAATCAACTGTACTGTTAAGTTCAATGTTTTAATTGCTGGCATAGCCTGAAGAACAGGACCTCTTCCCCATACTTCAAAACCAGACTTAGACCAGCGTGTAGTAATCCAAGGGATAGACCCACGACCCTTAAACGTATCTTTTATAAGAATTTCGTTATCTGTCTCAGATATCAGGTAATATGTGTATTCGTCTTTAAATCTGTTTGTCTCATCATAAATAGTAGCTTCAACAATCTTAGTCTTTCGAGTAGGATTGCGCTTTTGCTCAGACATCATCTTTTCAGAGTATTTAGCTTTAGGATATCGATGCTTTACTTCGGTGATATCCATATTGTTATTCCATCTGAACCAATCGGAGACACCATCCATTCGACCGGGTAGCAAAGCCAAATTAGTTGGAGGTACGGATGAAAAGTGTAAATCACCTTGGAAACGACCCTCTTCTACAAGAAGGTTCATCGTTCCAATACCTAAGTCCTGAAGACCCTCATGCATCTCTGCATTAAAGTTAGAATTACGCAAACCTTCGTGAATTAGGTCTGTAATCCTATCTAGTTCTTCATCTAAAGACTTGCTTCTTAGTTCGTTTGGAAACTCAGGACCGGGGGCGAGTCTAAATGCACGACCATTAGGAGGAAAAAAACCAAGTTGTAGGCGACTAGCAAACTTAGGAAGACCAACAACAGCAGTTTCGTCATAGATATTCTCTGTTCTACGATTTGCACTGCTTTCCTGAAAGAAGCTCTCACGATGAGGAATAACGTAATCATAAATTTCCTCCCACAAATCTGACCAAGAGTTCCAGCGACCCTTGGCCTTTTTGTATCTGTCCATGACACGTTTCAGCTCTTGCTTTGCGTCACCACCAGAAACGGTTGGATTGCCGTCACCTTGTCCTGCACCGTACATGTTAGCTCCTTAGTTCCTAATAGAACCGCTTGTTTGTGGTGGCGTACCGCCCATTTGCTTTCTTCTAAAGCCTGTAAAACCAGTCACACTTTCCTCTTGAAGTGAGCGTTGACCAGCTAAATTCTGCCTTCTTACCCTATCTTGCCTTTCAGACCTAGACTTAGCTTCAGCCTCTTCTCTGTCTAAGCGTTCTTTTTCAGCTTTTTCAGCGGCAAGTTGCTCTTCGCTTTTTCCGGGCATTTTGGGTTTGCTAAATATACTACCCATCTGTGTCTCCTTTTTCATCAAACATGAGTACAGCTCCATTATTAAGCAATTCACAATAGAGTTGATACGGTGTTAGAACCCAAAACTTGTTTAAGCCAACTATATGTTTAATGAAAGAAACACAATACATAAGTCTTGGCATGTAAATTGGCTTATTTTTTACCTCTACCTCTAAACAAGTCCAGTAATTTATCATATTAGCCCACAAAAGGTCTGCTTCTTCATCTGTGTAATTTTCAAATCTAAAACCTTGTGTGCTAAACTCATATTTAGTCCATATTTCATATTGAAGGTCATATTTAATGGCAAAAACGTGGCTAAAACCTTCTCTGTGTTTGGTGAAGTGCTTCCACATTCCTATATTCTTGCTTTCGCAGAAACATATTATCCATTTCACAGCCCAGCTACCCTTCTTGATAGTCGGTTTCTTGCTTTCAGTCTCGCAAATGGGTTTCCTGACCTTTCAACAGTGGTATGGGATGAGGGTTTGTTCCCACCGAATATCACTCTACGGCCTTCACCACCCCCTAAGAATGCATATTGTAAAGCGTCATGTATATGCGAGAATCTGTTTTTAGAAGGTCTTTCTTCGTATCTCTCATTGCCCATATTGTATGTACGCTTGTATTGATAGCCCCCTTCAAAGCCAGCTACCAAAACAGTGCAATTAGGGCTAATTTGCATACAAGGATAACCATCAGACATACGATTAAGCACACCTTCCACGGCTTCTACCCTCATAACCGCATCATTACTTGGTGCTGGATGTGCATTTATTCCGGCTGCTCTTAATATCATAAACGGTGTTTGCTCAGACGTCTGCGCCATCTGATTACCAGCAGGGTCGCCCACAAATTTAAAACTATGCTTTTCCCAATCGTTCCTAGCGATTTCCCTTTTAAGGACTTCGGCAAATCGTCCAGCCCCCATATCTTGACCAATAACCTCATGGAATATTGTCCACCTTCCACCAAAGCCCTGCTGAGTAAACACTGCGCTGGGTGTTCTACCAAAATCGATACCAACTATTATCTCTACACCATCAACAGGCTCAATAGGGGACTTGGCGACATGCGTTTCTTTTCTAAAGGTCTGATACACTGGTTTGCCGTCCATTAGGGCTTGGTATTCGTTCAATACATATACTTTTACCCATTGTGGGGTTTTACCCAAAATAATCTTGTCATAGTAGTCTGGCTGTATGTTTTTTAGGTTTTCAGCCTTACTATTCTTCTCATACCCTAACAAATTGCCTGATTCGTCTCTTTTTTCCTTCATAGCACCAGCTTGAGTGAAAAATGTCCAGTCATCAGGCTTAACCAACAATAACTTCTCATCTGCCGCCATATATTCAGGGGCTGGCACTTCACCAGCCATAATACCCCACCAATGCGTCTCATCAGGAGCATTCGTGTCCATAATAACGCCAAACCAACTCGGACCGCCATCACGCATAGAAGGGAAACGACCAACACGCATAGTACACGCATCAACGATAGATTTTGGAAGCTCTCTAGCCTCATTAAGCCAAACGCCTGTCAATTCCAAGGACAACAGCTTTTTTACGTCCTCTTGCTTGTCCAATGCTAAAAAGATGACTTCTAGCTCAACAACAGTCTTATCTCCAAGTGAGAAGTTGACAAGATGCGTATAGGGAGGACTCCATACGAACTTGCCAACTTCGTCACCGAACCAATCCCTCCACGTCTTAATAGTCGTGGTTTTTAATTGAGGATTGGTATTACGAATGACCGCCCATCTTGTTCTGCGTACCCCAGCAGAATTAGGGGCTTGATTGACAGCCTTCCGCATTATCTCCATGCAACAAGTCACGGATTTGCCAGAACCAACAGGACCTCTAATACCTCTTACAAAGGACTCGTCCTTCATAAATGCTTTGGCTATAGACCCAGGAGGTTTGTAGTCAAGATTCATATCAATAGAACAATCTTTGCTTCGCACCCTTTGTAGCACCAAGCAAAGCCCTTCTGCTTGCTACAGATGGCTTTGAAGTCGTCTTTGGCTTGGATGTTTCTTCAGGCTTTTCTTCTGTAGCAACCTGTTCTGTTCTTTCTACAGGCTGGTCTCCAGACATATCCCTAGCCGCCCTGCCTTCAATTCCAGCACGAACATTCTCTTGTACCTGTCTACCAGCAGTGCTTGTAACAGCTTCTCCAGATAAAGAACGAACTATATTACCGCTTTGACTTCTGGCATAAAGACCCTTACCAACATTACGCTCACCAGTACCAAAATCACCACCACCAGCTTGCATGTCCTCTATTTCAAGGACTGCTTGTTCTTCTTTTCTGCGCTGATATGAACGAACTCTTTCTCTTTGCTGTAGCTTTGAAGGAACAGCACTTCTTCCGTTGTCTGGACTAGATTGACTTCCCATATTCACCTCCTATGTGAAAAAAATATTTTTGTCAGTACAGACTTAATGAAGTCCATTTCGTGTGCAATTCACCTTCTATGGGTTCAGTGCTAGTTTTTCAAGGCGGGTCTCTATATAAGCCAAATTAGCATTGGGACCCCTATCCTAGTCCACGTTAAAGTTTATCTGCACCGCAGTACTAGGCGTTCTAACAGCATCCTGTCTTAATCCTGCTCTATCCATCAAGTCTCTAGCGGCTTCAAGCCTTACATACTGTGACTTACTGTTCAGCAGTTCTCTCATCGTTGCCATTGCTTGTGTTGCGTCC